AGCGAAAGAATCTTCTGCATTTCGGGGGTTGACGCAAGAATTGTGTTGAGTTCATACGGGGCAAGCTCTGTCCAGAGCTTTAAAAGGTCCTCATATGTAACCTTGCCGCCTGTTGCAACATTAAGTGTGCCGGCGGGATTTTCATTTCCGTCACCGTTCACAAGCACATCAATCGCATCTTTAAGCTGTGCTCTTGCAATATATGCGCCAATCTGATTGAGTGTTACGGTAAAGAGGTCAAGACGCTGAAAGCGAAGCGCCTCATATGATGCAACAAGCATTCTGCCACGCTTGTGAAGCTTAACAAGGTTTTCTCTTGTCTTAACCTCAGTCTGCGGAATCTTTGCACCCTCGCCGACGAGTTTAAGACTCTTGTCATCCTCACTCGGAACAGATGCAATACTGCGGTAATCCATACCCTCAATGTCTGTCACGGTTGCCACAAGATTTGGGAGAATATCCGCTCTCTCCATGCCCTGCATAACGGCTCTGCTCACATATTCGGGGAAAAGTGCCGCAGAGTTTGAACTCTGAAAAAACTTTTCAACGCAGTCGCTGTTTCTGCCCTTCACCTTAATATCAAAGCGTTTGAGCTGACGGGAAAATGCGTCAAGTCCTTCAAGTGCAGTACCTCTGTAATTTTCTGACGGATCAAGCTTTTCAAGTGCGTCCGAAATTCCGCCCTTTGTCTGATACATACCCTTTTCAATTGTAATATTTTCAAAATTTGCCATAATATCTTCCTCCTTTTGCTAAGGTAACATTATTCCGCTCTTTTGCTAAGTATTTGTAACATTATTCTTAGCCTTGATATAGTCCATAATATCGTCAATGT